CTCGCTTGTCATGGCAGACATAACCTTGAAGCTCATCCAGGCCGGAGAGATTGACCCCAAGCAGCTGACTGTCATCTTTGTGGATGAAGAGGCCATCTACAGCAGTGTGGAGGAAACGGTCATGAAGTGGCGCAAGAAGTTCCTCTTGGCCGGAGCTTCTTTCCAGTGGTGGTGCGTGGAAGTAAAACACTTCAGCGCTTATAATCAGCTGACCAATGATGAGAGCTACACCTGCTGGGACCGTAACAAGAAAGATGTGTGGGTCAGAAGGCCGCCGCCTTTTGCACTAAGAAATCATCCGAAACTGAGGCCGGGGATAGATAACTACCAGTCCTTCCTGCCGAAGATTACTGGCGATGGGGTTGTGATGGTTGGTGTGATGGCCTGTGAGAGTGTGCAGCGGCTACGGTATATGGCCGAGATGAACCTTGGAGCCGGGCAAAGCATCACTGGTAAGAACTTGATCTATCCCCTGTATGATTGGAAAAAGAATGATGTTTGGCTCTATCTGAAAGAGAACAAAGTAGATATTCCCATCATATACCTGTGGCTCTATCAGACGGGGGTGCGCAAGAACCAACTGCGCATCTCCCAATTCTTCTCGGTTGATTGTGTATCGTCATTGATTCGCATGGCCGAATACGAGCCGGGGTTGTGGGAAAGGATTTTGCGGCGAGAGCCAAATGCTTATATGGCTGCGCTCTACTGGGATACAGAGCTGTTCCGAAGATCCTCGAGGACCAGGCGTGAGAATGAGAAAAAAAACTACAAGGCCCTCGTCAAGCACATGCTCTTCGAGAATCCCGGAAAGTATTTCACAAATGACCTGACCCGGAAGGTGGCCAATGAGTATCGGAAGCTCCTCATAAGGACCGATACCATGATCCAGGATAAGCACTGGCGTCAGATCTATGACGCTCTGGTGGCCGGAGATCCTAAGCTGAGGACATTGCGGGCGATACGGAACAACATCGCCACCTCTTATGCGGCATATGCAAAGACGTTCCGCAAAGGGGGTGAACGCAGTGGCTGAAGTGGATCTGTTTGCCCCGTTATCAAAGCTCCACTGGGTGGACAGGAACAAACTCAAGGCTAACAATTGGAATCCCAACAAGGTTAGCCAGGATAACATGAAACTCTTGGTACAGTCCATCTTGACCAATGGGTGGACGTTGCCTATCGTGGTGCGTCCTGACTATACCATCATCGATGGATTTCATCGCTGGACTGTGTCGGGACAAGAACCTCTGTTGTCTTTGCTGGGTGGAAAAGTTCCTGTCGTGGTGGTGGAACATGAGGACGAGAGCCGGGACATGTATGGGACCGTCACACACAACCGGGCCAGAGGTACGCACTTGCTCGAACCCATGAAGGCCATCGTGAAACGGCTCCTTGATGAAGGCAAGACTGTCAAGGAAATCTCTAAGCAGCTGGGGATGAAACCCGAGGAAGTGTTTAGGCTATCTGACTTCTCGAAGGAAGAATTCCTGGCCACGATGACCAAAGGTGTGACGGGCTACAGTAAAGCGGAGGCACTTGCAGACATATAACAAGCTCAGCTTTACCCGGGGAAGAGCGATGGCTTTGGCACGACAGCTATCCATGTTCTTCCCCGGGGTTATCTCTTTACGGGAGGTGCGGTCATGACGATTGCTGAGAAGTTACGTAAGACTGATCCAGAAACATTATTCGAACTCATAGTCTGCTTTAGGCTTGAAGGGTTGGCAAAGGAATACTTCCCGGAGAGGCTTGAAGACCCAGAGGGACTGAAGGCGAAGGAAGAAGCACAGGAGCGCGAGGTTACTGAGCTGATGAGAGCTGATGTCTACACCGGAAGGGTGGAAAGGCAAAGAGGCGCGCTCACCCAGACGCATCGTCCCGTCTTTAAGTAGCAAGTAGCGAAGATTCCGCAGCTGTAGCCCAAAAGAAAAAGGTACTTTGACGGCCCAGGAATTTGCTTGCGGGCTCGCCGACCCCAAAATCCGCCTAGTTAGTGAGGAATTTTTTGGGCCATTTCGCTTCGTTTTGGAGGAAAAGGAGGATTGTGGCATGGCCAAAGAAGACGGACGGAACGAGATTACGCTCGATACTCTCGTTTCCACGAGGGAGCTTGCCATCGTCCTCGGTCTGACGACTAGAAGGGTTCAGCAGCTTGTGCAAGACGGGCAGTTTGAGCCTGTCAAAAGAGGACGATTCAATCTGGCGAAGTGTGTTGCCAGGTACATCGAGATGAAGGAGGAGGATGTTTCCTCCGAGGAAAAGGAACGCCTCGAAGCGGAGCTGAGCATAAAGAAGGCCAACGCAATCATGAAGGTTCTGGAGGCAAAGGAGCTCCAGGGCAAGATGCATCGCTCGGAGGACGTTGCAGCCATGACGGAGGATCTTGTTTACACGATCCGAGGCATGCTCCTGGCCCTGCCGGGTAGGTTGGCCATTGACGTTGCCAACACGGACGATCCTGCCGAAGCAGCAGACCTGATTCGTAAAGAGGTATACGCCATCATGGAGGAGCTCAGCCAATACAGGTATGACCCAAAGAAGTACGAGCAGCGAGTGCGCGAGAGAAGGCGCTGGGACATAGAAGAAGATGGTGAGTCTGATGAAGGCATCTGAGCTTCGGAGGCTTAATGCGGCAATAGCGGGGCCGGTTTCTGGCTTCAAGCCTCCGGAGAATCTAACGGTTTCGGAGTGGGCCGACAAGAGACGCAGGTTATCTCCCGAAGCCAGCGCCGAACCGGGCCCCTGGCGAACATCTCGGACTCCCTACTTGAAGGAGCCCATGGACGCATTCACGGATCCTAAGGTGAAACGCATTGTCCTAGTATCGGCGTCGCAGGTAGGAAAATCAGAACTGCTCAACAACATCATCGGGTACATCATCGATGAAGACCCGGGCTCGATCTTATTCATCCATCCAACAACCATTGACGCCAAAGAATATTCTAAGCTCCGCATAGCTCCAATGATAAGGGACTGCCCTACGCTAAGAAGAACGGTTGCCAGCCCCAAAAGCCGGGATAGTGGCAACACCATTCTACAGAAGGCGTATCCAGGAGGAATCCTCACATTGTGCGGCTCTACTGAAGCACACGCCTTGGCCTCTAAGCCTATACGGTACATTCTCGGTGACGAGAGAGACCGCTGGGCACTGTCGGCCGGCAGTGAAGGTGATCCCTGGGAGCTGGCCAGAGCGAGGCAGATTACCTTCTACAATGCAAAGGCTGTGGAAGTATCTACTCCCACCATCAAAAACGCAAGCGCGATTGAATCCTCATTCGCTGCCGGGACCATGGAGCGATGGTGTGTTGCGTGTCCCCAGTGTGGGGAGTACCGCAACATCACGTTTGAAAACATCCGCTATGATTACGAAGAAAAGATTGTGGCGGGGAAAAAGACATACACCGTAAGTAACATCTACTATGCCTGCGGCGCATGTGGGGGTTTGTCCACGGAGGCCGAGGTTAAGGCCCAGCCGGCCAAGTGGATCGCTGAACATCCGGAAGCATACGAACAAGGATGTCGTTCCTTCTGGCTAAATGCTTTCGTAAGCCCCTGGGCAACCTGGGAGTCAACGATATTGGAGTATCTGAATGCTATCGGGAACTCCAGAAAGCTCCAGGTTGTCTACAACACTCGCTTCGGTGAGCTGTGGGAAGACCGCGGCGATCTCGAGGACGAAGAGTCCGTCATGGCCAGACGCGAGGAGTACGAGGCAGAATTGCCTGAAGGCGTGCTCGTCTTGACCTGTGGCGTGGATACCCAGGATGACCGCTTGGAGTTCGAGGTGGTTGGGCATGGCCACTTCGGTGAAACCTGGGGAATCCGCAAAGGGGTAATCATGGGCAGGCCAGACGACCCCGATGTGTGGGCGCAGCTGGATGATATCATAGACAAAGTTTACTATTTCAAGAGCGGAGTCGGCCTTAAGATATCCATGACGTTCGTGGATGAGGGCGGTCACTTCACGCAAGAGGTAAGGTATCAGTGCCGGGAACGGCTAAGCAAGAAGGTATTTGCCATCAAGGGCCGGGGCGGTGATGGTATTCCTTACACTGCACCGCCTAAGAAGCAGAAGATCATGATTAAGGGTAAGTCTCTGGGCACCTGTTGGCAGTACGTTATTGGTGTGGATGCTGGTAAACAGATCATCATGGACAACCTGAGAGTTCAGACCCCGGGCTCTAGGTATTGCCATTTCCCCAGGCGCGATGACTATGGCCCGGCTTATTTCAAGGGGCTCTTGTCCGAAAGGTTAGTTTATCGCCCTGCGAAGAAAAATCCCTGGCAATGGGAGAAGATTCCCGGGCATGAGCGCAATGAGGCTCTGGACTGTCGTAACTACGCTCTTGCAGCTTTCAAAGCATTGCCCGTTGATTTGGACGCAATAGAGAGACGCCTCATTGAGGCCACGCGAGCGCGTCATCAGGGGGAAGTGCAGACTGCTCCCGCTCGGCAACCTGCCAAGCGCACAAGGAAGCGGAAGAAGGGGACCACGCTGAGCAAACATTACGATGACTGGTAGGTGAGATTGATGGCCAGTAGAGATGAAATCAGAGCTCGCCTCGAGTACTGGCAGACCGCTCTGCAAAAATTAAGGGCTGCATACATAGCTCTGGTGGATGGGGGAGTGCAAAGCTATACCATCGACAATCGTTCCCTCACCCGGTTCGATCTTCCGTCTTTGTTGAAAGAGATCCGCGAAGCAGAGCGTAAGGTTGATGAGTTGACGGCACTGCTGAAGGGCAGAAAGCCCAGGAAAGCGTTTGGCGTGGTGCCACGTAACTGGTAGGGTATTCGTCCGCAAGGACTTTACCACGGGTCGTGCGGTGGAGTTTACTCCTTTCGCTACCGCATGATCCGTCTATTTTGCAGAGATTGGAGGCGATAAGTTGAGCAGGACCGTACGTACACGTGGCGGCCCACAAGTCAAAGGCTATAGCGAAGCCGGGGCAAGCACCACAAGGCGCTCCTTGAAGAGTTTCATTCCTCGAAGCGGTTCGCCGCGAGAGGATATTGACTGGAACAACTATACACTGCGGCAACGGGGCCGGATGCTGTACATGGCAGCTCCAGTCGCCACCTCAGCCATAAACACTAACCGCACAAAGGTAATCGGGACCGGGTTAACACTCAAGGCCTCAATAAACCGTGAGATTCTTGGGCTCAGTCCCGAGGCAGCCAAGGAGTGGCAGCAGAGAGCCGAGGCCGAGTTCAGAATGTGGGCGAGTAGAAAGCAGAACTGTGATGCAATAGGTGTTAACAATTTCGAAGGCCTGCAGCAGCTGGCCTTGAAAGCTTGGCTCATGAGCGGCGATGTGTTTGCTCTTTTCAAACGATATGAGCGAACTAGTTTCAATCCGTATTCCCTGCGAATTCATCTAATTGAGGCCGACCGCGTGAGCACGCCTACTGATTATGGAGCTACTTTTTCTCCGTCCCCGAGATTTACAGACGGGGAGAACACTGAGAACGGAAACAGAATCTACGATGGCGTTGAGATTGACAAGCAAGGCCGGATTGTGGCTTATCACATCAGAAATACGCACCCGGGTGAGCTCACTACTAAGAAGACTGAATGGGTTCGCGTCGAAGCGTATGGAAAGAATACGGGCCTGCCCAATATCCTGCAGATAATGGAGAGTGAACGCCCTGAGCAATACAGGGGTGTTACATATCTAGCGCAGGTTATTGAACCGCTCTTACAGTTGCGCAGGTATACCGAGGCCGAATTAATGGCTGCATTGGTGCAGTCATTTTTTACTGCCTGGATTCAGACCGAAACCGATCCGACGGATATTCCCATCAATGAAACCGGAGCCGGCGATGTAGTTGGTTTCCCTGGCGAGGAAATCGACAACCTGTCCGAGAGTGATGATGAGTATGAGATGGGGCCAGGCACCGTTGTCCACCTGGGGGAAGGAGAGAAAGTTGTCTTCGGCAATCCGAACATTCCTACCACTGGGTTTGAGAGCTTCACTAAGACTGTCTGCCGTTTAGTTGGTTCGGCCCTCGAGATTCCCTATGAGGTGTTAATCAAGGAGTTTGATTCATCGTATTCCGCTAGCCGGGCGGCTCTGCTGGAAGCCTGGGAAGCATTCAAGATGCGCCGACAGTGGTTTGTGGATGATTTCTGTCAGCCTGTCTATGAGGTGTGGTTGGCCGAGGCTGTTGCTCTAGGTAGGATCAAGGCCCCGGGATTCTTTGAAGATCCCATAATCAGAGATGCATGGTGCGGTGCTCGGTGGATTGGCCCGGTACAAGGCCAACTCGATCCTACCAAAGAAGCCAAGGCTGCCATTATGCAAGTTGACCGCGGCTTCAAGACGTACGAACAGGTTACCAGAGAGCTCGGTGGTGGTGATTGGGAGGACAACATCGAGCAGCTTGCAAGGGAGAATCAAAAGTTGAAGGATGCTGGCGGTGGTAACTACATGGCCGCCTTGAGTGACAACGACAATGCAGACGAAAGGGGAGAACCGAAGGATGAGTAAGAATTTGCTGAAGGGGGTGTTCGGACGGGCAAGGCCTGCGGTGAACATCCAGCGCGACTATTACACTATGGCCACGGTGAATGGAGACGAAGCCGAGATCGTCATGTATGGCGAAATTGTGCAGGAGCGCCCCAGGAACTGGTGGACCGATGAACCCATCGAAGGAAACTATATCGTTCTGAACGAGTTCCTCGAGGACCTTGAACAAGTGGCACACGCAAAGCGCCTCACGATTCGGCTGAATAGTATCGGTGGTGATGCCTATGCTGCAATACCCATCCACAATAGACTTCGCGAACTCAAAGCGGAAGTAACCGCTATCGTGGACGGTGTGGCCATGTCTGGCGGTTCCCTGATAATGTGCGCTGCTGACAAGGTCAAAGTCCATCCCTCGAGTCTGATAATGATCCATAAGTGTTACGTGCTCACTTGGGGTTACTATCGTGCGGACGAGCTGCGCAGTCTTGCGGATGGTAATGACGCCGTGGACAAAGCTCAGGCTGCGATTTATAAACGCAAGACCGGCCTCGGTGAAGATGAGCTCTTGGCCATGATGGCAGATGAAACATACATGACTGGTCAAGAAGCACTAGACAAGGGGTTTGCCGATGAGCTCCTAGACGGTGATGCACCTGATATCGCAGCGAGTGCTGATTTGACTACCCTTTACGTGAATGGGCGTGCGTTTCGCGTGAGTGCTCCGCTCTCAAATTTACCAGAGAGCATTCCTACGGTCGAACCCGACACCAAGTCGGTAGAGACAAAAACACCGGCAATGACCGGTGACTCAAAAGGAGGTAAGACGATGGCAAAAACTCTTGAAGAGCTTAGGGCCGAGAATCCTGAGCTCGCTGAGCAAATTCTAGCCCAGGCCAAGGAAGCTGTGGCAAAGGAAAGTGTTGACGTTAACGCCGCTGTTGAAGCGGAACGGAAGAGGATTGCAGAGATCGATGAGATCGCCGCCCTCTACGATGACGAACTGGTTCGGGAGGCGAAGTTTGGCGAGAAACCCATGACGGCTCAAGAGCTCGCTTGGGAGGCGGCCAAGAAGGAGGCGCATAAGAGGCGGGCATTCCTTGATGATGCTGACAAGGACTTCAAGGCATCCGGCGCAGACAAAGTTGTTGCTTCGGCCACTGTTGAGGATGAGACTAAGCTTCTCACCCCCGAAGAGCGTATGGCGCAAGGGCGCGCTGACGCTAAGAAAATCCAACAGAAGGAGGATAAGTAAATGGCTCTGAACAGAAAAGTCGGCGAGATGGCATATGACAAGCTGATTGCCGGCATAACACCACCTGTGCATGTTAACTCCGGGACCATCCGGAAACTGGCGAAGGAGACAGAGTACAAGAGGGGCACAGTGTTTGCCAAGTCCAGCACAGACGGCAAGCTGGTCATTCTCGGCACGGAAGCTCAGGCCGAAGAAACCTTGACCCCTGATTGTGTACTCACTGATGATGTCGTTGTCGGCACCGAAGCAGATGTAGTAGCTTCTGTCTATACAGCTGGTTGCTTTAACGTAGCAGCGCTAATCGTTAGCGAGGACTACACTCTGAAGGAATCCGATAAGGATAAGC